TACATACATACATGCAAAATGACGAATACAATAACATTTGGAGAATTGACATTTGAATTCTCACGGTCTTTACCGTTAGTTGGCGGGGTGTCTGGTAACTACCCTGTCGACTATCCTACTGAGGTACGGTACGACCATGTGAATCCTCAAGTGAACATCACGAAGACCACTGACCCTCCGCGCACCTCTCGTCCCATCAAGGGTGCGCTTGTCGAGGGTGTTCCTATCCAGGTTGTGGCGCAGTCGGAGGGTGCTACTCTTCAGGCTGTAAAGAAGCGGTGCGACCATCTCCCGAGCGCTGACGTGAGTGACCTTTTCTGTGAAGGCCACGAGATGCTCATGGACAAGATTCATGAGCGGGATACAATCACGTTGGACAGGGGGATGGTCGAGGCTTATCTCGACGAGATGAGCGGGCAAAAGCGGGAGAGGTTGGCAGCGCTCTTGGACTCGCAAGACTTCACGCTGCCTGGGTACACGGACAAAGTAGTGTTTGCAAAATCTGAGGGTTTGCTCAAATACGATGGCGCCCAGCCACGCATCGTCTATCAAGGCGGTGACATGTACAATCTTGTAATGGGCTCCGTCGTATACTATTTGTCCCGTCGCATTGCTGAGGAATTGTCGCGCAAGAATCCCAAGAACACAGGGAATCAAGTCTTGTATTGCGTTGGCATGACAGCAGACGAGATAGCTGATTTAGTGCATCACACCCCAGGCGAGGCCTATGAGAATGATTTCAAGAACAACGACGGGACTCAACCCGCTGGAGTTCGCAAGAAGGAAGCCATGTTTTATTACAAACTTGGCGCACCAAAGTGGTTTGTTCGTGAGTTCGCTTCCAGCCTTTCGGTTAGAGTGTTCACACGATATGGGCTGAAGGGGCAAGTGAGAGGACAACGGTGGTCAGGCGAAGTTACGACTACGACTGGCAACGGGTATGTGAACGCTTGCATCTCACTTGCGGCTTTGAAGCTTGCGCGCATCACGAGCAGCACCACTTTCGTTTACGGGGATGACAATTTGACGTACACTGAGCAGGATCGCACCCATGTATCTTCTGGGTTCGATACAGTGGCGGAGAGCATGGGCATGAAAGCTGAAGTGAAGCTTGTGGAGAAGCGTGAACAAGCGACGTTCTTACGCAAACGCTTCGTGCCTAGTGTCAACAGAACTTACCCCGTACCATCATTTGGTCGTGTCGTGTCGAAACTCCCTGTGCGCACCAATTACAACCGCGCAGTGAGTGATGAGGATTACATGGCTGGCAAGTTGCTGTCAGCCGCGTATGAACATCGGCACATACCAAGCTTGCGGACTCTCCTCTTGCAAACAGCTGAACAGATGTCGCCAACGCCTTATCTGGATATGAGGAATCAGGCCATGGCGTACAAGTATACTGCAGACGAACTAAGGACTATGACTATTGAAGCTAGGACCATCGACCCTGACATGTTTGGTTCGTTTCTCCACTCCGTTTATGGAATTTGGGAACAGGACCTTGTGGAGTGTTATGCCTCTGTGTGCGACGGGATCTTGGGATTCCAGCGCGTCAACGCACGCAGAGGTCAGGGCCGGGACCATCGCACAATGCTCGCTCCGATCATACCTCGGGCATTGTGGGACACTGCATTTGAATCTATAGTAACTGTTGACGTTTCTCTGTAGTGTATTCGGTATTGGCCGCAGTGTTTCTGTTGGTTTTTCACTGCGATAACAAAAACTACACTCATCCAACAAGTGGT